CAGGGCTTTCCGCAACTAACACAACAAGTTGGGTTAGTACAAATGCGCCACAAGTTTTGTTGTATGGCTGTCTAATAGAGGCGTTTAAATACCTCAAAGGACCCTATGACTTACTTGCACAATATGATAAAAGTTATCAACAAGCAGTACAAGGCTTGCAAATAGAACAACAAGGAAGAAGACGAAGAGATGAATATCAAGATGGTGTTATTCGTTTACCTTTGCCTTCACAAAACCCATAGGAGAAAAAAATGGCAATATCACAAGCAGTTTGCAACACATTTAAAAGAGATCTGTTAAAAGGATTTCATGATTTTGCAAGTGGTGGTAGTGTTTTTAAAATTGCATTGTTTACATCAAGTGCAAGTTTAGGAGCAGGTACTGAAGACTATTCAACAACAAATGAAATAACAAACACATCTGGTTCTGCTTACACAGCAGGCGGTGAAACTTTAACTGGTCAATCAGTTACAGGCAGTGATTCAGCAACAACAGCATATGTAGATTTTTCAAATGACCCTCAGTGGACATCTGCAAGTTTTACAGCTAATGGAGCAATGATTTACAACACAACTACTGATGGCGGTTCGGGAACAACGGATGCAGTTTGTATTTTAGCTTTTGGTTCTGACTTTACAGCAACCAACGGTACATTTACTGTTCAATTTCCAGCACCAGGCACAAGTACAGCTATACTGAGATTATCGTAAGGATTTAACATGGCATTGATTATCAATGATCGTGTTAAGGAAACCACGACAACAACAGGAACTGGAACAATAAACCTTGCGGGAGCAAGTGGTGGATTTCAAACTTTTGTTGCGGGGATTGGTACGACCAATACAACGTATTATGCTATTGTCGCTCAATCTGGCACAGAGTATGAAATTGGTATTGGCACAGTAACTGATGCAACACCTGATACGTTATCTAGAACAACAATACTTGAAAGTACAAATGGTGATGCTGCTGTAAATTTTTCAGCAGGTACAAAAGATGTATTTTGTACATATCCAGCGAAACGTGCACCATCTCCTAGCATGGATCCAACAGCATATGTAACAACACATAATTCTACTTTAAGTGATGATCAAACAATAGATTCAGGAGTTTTAGCAGGACCTGTAACAATTACAGGGACACAAACAGTAACAGGTAATTTGGTAATAATATAATGGCATCAGAAATTAAAGTTAATAAAATCTCTCCAGCGTCGGGAACTTCTTTCACGATGGGGGATTCAGGTGACACATTTACGATTCCGTCAGGAGCCACGATCACAAATGATGGCACTGCAAACGGATTTGGTGATAGTTTAGAATGGCAAACATCAGATATTAAGACAAGCACCTTTACAGCAGTGGCTGGTAAAGGTTATTTTGTTAATACTACTGGTGGTGCTATAACAGTTAATCTTCCAGCGGGAAGTGCAGGAGCACAAATAGGTTTATTAGATTACGCAGGTACATGGGACACAAATAATTGTACTGTATCAGCTAATGGTTCAGAAAAAATTCAAGGCGGTACAAGCGACGCAACTTTTTCTAGAGATAGAGAAGCCTTACAAATAGTTTATGTAGACTCAACTCAAGGTTGGGTAATTACATCAGTTGCTGATCAAGGTGGAACTCAACAAGCTTATGTTACAGCAACAGGTGGAACTATAACAACAAGTGGTGATTACAAAATTCATACATTTACTTCTTCAGGTATATTTACGGTAACTGCTGCAGGTAATTCTATAGGTTCTAATTCAGTAGATTATCTTATAGTTGCAGGTGGTGGAGGAGGTGCAGTTCAATCATCAGGTCCTCAAGGTGGCGCTGGTGGCGCTGGTGCAGGTGGGTTAAGACAAAATTATCCAAATCCTGCGACAGGTGGAACACCTGTTTCAGTACAAGCTTACCCCGTAACAGTAGGGGCAGGTGGCGCAGGAGGAACAGGAAGAGCTCCAAATGGTGCTGCTTCTGTTTGGAACAGTGTGTCCTCTGCTGGAGGCGGTGGCGGTGGCGGTGGACCTGATGGTCCTCAAGCTGTTGGTCAAAATGGTGGTTCTGGTGGCGGTGGCGCTTATTCAAATGGTTCTGGTGGTTCTGGAAATACTCCTCCTGTAAGTCCTTCTCAAGGTAATGGTGGAGGTAATGGTAGTCCTGGTGGTTATGGAGGAGGCGGTGGCGGTGGTCACGCTACTCCTGGTACTGACAATACAAATCAATCAGGTGGACAACTTGGTGGCAATGGATCAGCTGTTACTATTACAGGTTCTTCTGTAACTTATGCTGGCGGAGGTGCTGGCGGTTCATATGGTGAAGGCGGAGCGTCTGGGCCTGCTCCAGGCGGCGGTGGAATTGGCGGTAAAGGCTGCACATCCCCTGTGCCTCAAAGAGTTGGTGGTAATGGCACTGCTAATACAGGCGGTGGCGGTGGCGGTTCTGGTCCAGGATCAGGAGGTCCAACTCCTCCTCCAGCAGGCGGTGGAACTGGCGGTTCAGGCGTGGTTGTACTTAGATACAAATACCAAAACTAATGATATGGCAAATGTACGAATTCGTGATCAAGGAAAACTTACACTAAAAGATTCAGATTATTCTAACGAAGTATCTTTACAAAGTCCTTCTACTGTTGCAGCAGATCAAGACTTTATTGTTCCTAACGCTGATGGTTCAGCAAATAATATTATTACAACAAATGCTTCAGGCACATTATCTTTTACCGATATAAATACTTTAGTTGCTTCAGATATTGATTGGCAAACAGGAGATATTAAAACAGGTGATTTTACAGCGGTTGCAGGAAAAGGTTTTTTTGTTAATACAACATCAGGTGCAATCACTGCTACTTTACCAGCAAGTCCAAGTGCAGGAGACTTTGTAGCTTTAAAAGATTATGCAGGTACTTTTGGAACAAACAAACTAACAATAGGTAGAAATAGTTCAAACATACAAGGATCGGCAAACGATTCAGAGATAACAACTAATCGTGCTTCTGTTGTTTTACAATACATAGATGCAACAAAAGGTTGGTTATATATAATAGAAAATAATGTAGGTGATTTAGAAGGACCAACTTACATATCAGCTTCAGGTGGTACTGAAACTACATCTGGTGACTACAAAATACATACGTTTAATTCTACTGGAACATTTACAGTATCATCTGTAGGTAATTCTAAAGGCGGAGGTGCTGGTGTTTCTTACATGGTTGTCGCTGGAGGTGGTGGAGGCGCTGGTGATGGTTCTGGTGGCGGAGGTGCAGGTGGTTATAGAGAAGGTAAAAACTCTGGTGATCCCTATACAGCTTCACCATTAAATGCACCTTCAGGTTTAACAGTAACTGCACAAGGTTATCCTATAACAGTAGGAGCAGGTGGACCAGCTCCTTATTCTTCTCAAGGAGCTAGTGGAGCTAATTCAGTTTTTTCAACAATAACGTCAGCAGGCGGCGGAGGTGCAGGTCATCCTCCTGGTCCATCTCCTGGAGATAAAGCTGGAGCTAACGGTGGTTCTGGTGGTGGTTCTGGTGCTGGTCATAGTGCTGGTGCAGGAAACACTCCACCAGTAAGTCCCCCTCAAGGTAACGCAGGGGTTGCTGGTTCACCCTATCCTTCTTGTAGAGGAGTTTCTGGTGGTGGTGGAGGCGCTGGTGGCGCTGCTCCCGCTGTTACTAATACACTTAATGGTACTTCTGGAATTGGTGGTGTAGGAACAACAACTAGCATTAATGGTTCTCCTGTTGGTAGAGCAGGTGGAGGCGGTGGTAGAGCAAGCGCTTCTTTTGAGCCTGTACCTGGTAGACCAAATAATGGAAATGGTGGAGGACCTTTTGGTGGAGGTATTGGTGGAACAAGTTCTGTTCCTGCTCCAGCAGGTGGAAATGGAACAGTTGTAGGAACTGCAGGCACAGCTAACACTGGCGGAGGAGCTAGTAACTCTCCAGGTAAATCTGGTGGTTCAGGTGCTGTAATTATTCGCTACAAGTATCAAAATTAATATGGTAAAAAACATTTATGTCTGAAATAAAAATTAATAGTCAAGGAGAAGTAAAGTTATTTGATTCAGATAACTCAAATTATATAGGCTTAAAGGCTCCAGCAACAGTTGGAAGTAATGAAACTTTTATACTGCCCGATGCTGATGGTAGTGCTAATAATGCACTTAAAACAGATGGTTCAGGTAACTTAGGTTTTGTTGATGTTACAACATTAGTAACCTCTGCTATTGATTGGCAATCGACTGTTAAAACAGGAGACTTTACAGCAGCATCTGGTGAAGGATATTTTATTAATACAACAAGTGGAGCTGTTACAGCGACACTCCCTGCAAGTCCTAGCGCTGGTGCTATTGTAGCATTTAAAGATTACGCAGCAACGTTTGCAACGAACAATTTAACAGTGGGAAGAAACAGTTCAAACATTCAAGGAGCTGCAGTTAATTCAACGTTATCTACAAACAGAGCAAGTGTAGTTCTTGTATATGTAGATGCTACCAAAGGGTGGTTATATGTACAAGAATCTAATGTTCAAAATTTAGGGCCTCAATATGTTGCAGCAAGTGGAGGAACTGAAACTACCTCTGGTGATTTTAAAATTCACACTTTTACAGGATCAGGAACTTTTACAGTTTCGTGTGGAGGTAATGCATCAGGTTCTAATACCGTTGATTATTTAGTTATTGCTGGCGGTGGCGGTGGCGGTGGATCTGGAGGAAATGTTGGTGGTGGAGGCGGAGCTGGTGCTTATCAAGTTTCTGCAACAACATATACTGGTCCTTCTTTAGCTTCTGGTATTTCTGCTTTACCTGTTTCTGCACAAGCATATCCAGTTACAATAGGTAGCGGAGGTACAGGTGGTGGCAACGGAGGTGGCGGTCCTTTTGGTACCTCTGGTGCAAACTCAGTTTTTTCAACAATAACTTCTGGCGGTGGCGGAAGAGGAGGTTGTGGTGGTGAATCACCGAATCCTTCTTCATGCGGTCCTTCTCCTCAAGGTGCAACTCCAGGAAGATCTCCTGGTAATGGATCTGGCGGTGGCGGAGCTGGTGGTGCCTCAGGTGATACTTTTCCAGGTGCCTCTGGTGGTTCTTTTGGTAATAATGGAGGCGGCACAGGTGGTCCTTATGCTTGTGGTGGATCAGGCGGAGCTGGTGGTGGCGGAGCTGGTGCAGCAGGTAGTAATAACAACAATGTTTTTGGAGGCGGTGGAGGCGCTGGTGATGCTAATAGTATAACTGGTTCTCCTGTTACAAGAGGTTCTGGTGGTCCAGGTGTACCTCGTGCTCCTGGCGGTAATGGTGCTAACGGAGCAGCTAACTTTGGAGCTGGTGGTGGCGGTGCACAATATCCAAATAACAATGGTGGCACAGGTGGTTCTGGTGTTGTTATTATAAGATATAAATATCAAAATTAATGTTTAACAAAAAAGATTTTTAATATAGTATAAGGAGATAGATATGGCACATTTCGCAAAATTAGGAATTAATTCAAAAGTTATTGGCGTAGAAGTCGTTGCAGATGCAGACTGTAAAAATGCTGATAACATTGAAGATGAACAAGTAGGAATACAGTTCTTAGAAAATATACACGGATGGCCTTTATGGAAACAAACATCTTACAATACAGCAGCTAATGTTCACGCTTTAGGTGGAACTCCTTTTCGCAAAAACTATGCGGGAATAGGTTACACTTATGATGAAGATCGTGATGCTTTTTATGCAAAACAACCATATGCATCATGGATACTTAATGAGACTACGTGTATTTGGGAATCTCCTGTAGCTTATCCAAGTGTAACTGAATATGGCGATCCTGTAAAACCTTATATCATTTCTTGGGATGAAACAAACACTCGTTGGATTTGTAAAGATTCAGAAGAAACACCAAATAATTTTAGATGGGATGCTAGTGCTTCCGCTTGGGTTGCCTTATAATTAATGTTTAATAAGAAAGTTCTATCCGAACAGTTTGTTATTACACATAAAATCTCTGACCTTCTTAAAGTAGATAAAAAAAATTTAATATCAAATACAATTCGTAATTACGTTTTAGAAAAACGTTTAGATGACGAAGATTGGTACGCTGATTACAATTATATAAAGATAGATGATCATCAACATCTAGCTTGGATACATGATTATATGAGAGATCATTACCGAGGAGAATATGGACCTACTCCTATATTGGTTAAAAGAGGTGGTTTAGTATTAATGCCTAATGAAAATTTAGGATCTCATCATCATATTGATGACTGGAATTATGAATCATCTCCTGAAATATCTGTTTTATATTGTTTAAAAGAAGGAGACAAACCATCAACTGTCATGTTTGAATATGAGTTTGGAAGAAACAAGAAAAGACGGTGGAAACAAGAATTAAAGGAAGATACCCTTATTATATTTTCTTCATATTTGAGACATTCTATAAGTAAAAATTTTAATAAAGACTCAATAGTAGCTCTTTCATTTCAGTTCCAATTACTGTAAAATAATGCTATCAAAGAGGCATTATGACGATTGAAATTGACGGCGTAAATAATACACTTAAAACAGATAAAATAGAACCTCAATCAGGTACCGCTTTACAAGTAGGCGCTTCAGGTGACACAATTACGTTGCCTTCGGGAGCCACATTAAATATTGCAGGGACTATAACAAATTCAGGAACGGCAACGGGCTTTGGTGCTCTTGACTGGCAAACCTCCGATGTAAAAACATCGACATTTACTGCTGTGGCAGGAAAAGGATATTTAGTAAATACAACAGGCGGTGCTATCACCGTAAATTTACCAGCAGGTTCTGCTGGAACACAAATTGGTTTAGTAGATTATGCAGGAACTTGGGATTCAAATGCATGTACTATTGCTCCTAATGGTTCAGAAAAAATAGAAGGTGCTACTCAAGATGTTGCTTTATCAAATGAAAGAGAATCAATAACAATACTTTATCAAGACTCAACTCAAGGTTGGATAGCTATTAGTAACAGTGATGGAAAAATAGTAAATCCTTTGTATATAGGAGCTTCAGGTGGTACTGAAACAACGTCAGGTGATTACAAAATTCATACGTTTAGTTCTTCTGGTACTTTTACCGTTTCTTCTGTTGGCAATTCTGCTGGCGGTGGAGACGTAGTTTCTTATATGGTTATAGCTGGCGGTGGAGGTGGAGGTACAAATAATCCTGCTTCTTCTACTGGCGGCGGAGGAGGTGGCGGCGGAGGATACCGTGAAGGTAAAGCTTCTGGCGATCCTTACACAGCTTCCCCTTTAAATGCTCCTACAGGTTTAACGGTTTCAGCTCAAGCTTATCCTATTACCGTAGGTGGCGGCGGCGCAGGTTCTTCAGACCCAGGTGGTAATTCTGTTTTTTCAACAATAACTT